CGTTGTTTCCGGAGTCCATTGTTCTGAAGATGATAAAGCAGATGCTTCATTTGTAGCTTGTCCAGAAGTAATTAATCCAGATGTAGTTGTTCCACCTTCACTTGCATATTTTCTTGCTTGTCCTAAAGAAGGTGATGTACTCCAAGTTGTTCCATCATAAGATTGAGCTATAGTTACTCCATTGTTAGGACTTGAAGTAGAGTTTCCACCTGCATAAATTGCAGCTGTTTGAGTTCCAAAAGCTCCATCAGTATTTCCACCTGTTCCTGTAATCATACTATTTACACTTGTCCAAGATGATCCACCCCACTCTTCAGCGTTTAATAAAACTGATCCTGGAGCGTCTTCTCCACTAGCTAATAATCCTGCGGTAGTAACTCCAACGGCTCCTCCACCTTGATTAATTCTTGCAGTATTTAAAGCAGGTCCTACTGTCCAATCTGTTCCATCATAACTTAATGCGGCGTTTGGATATGCTCCCGGCGGGTTAGGAATTTGACCTACAACCCAAATTCCTGCAGTTTGTGGTCCAAAAGATCCTACTCCAGCCGCTGCAGATGGCATATCTTCAACTGAACTCCATGATGAACCATTATATTCTTCAGTAGCAGCTATATAAGCTGGTTGTGTTCCACCTGCTGCCCATGCTGCAGGTTCTGATCCACCTCCCCATCTATCTCTAGCAGCTGTGTTTAAAGTTGGTGTGTTAGAAAAAGCGGTTCCATTAAATTCTTCAGAAATATTACTTGTATAAGGTGGTGTTCCAGGAGCGCCTCTTCCGCCCCAAACCAACCAAGCAGAAGGCGTACCATCTGCACTAGCTGCATTAGTTAATGTATTAACTCTAGATGGACCACTAGCCCATGCTCCTGCAGTTACTGCACTTACTGAACTATTATATTCTTCTGTGTTAGCACCTACGGAACCAGGAGGATTATAACCACCTGCTATCCAACCGCCAGATGTTGTTCCAGCACTTGACATAGAAGTGGTAGCTGTGCCTAACGTAGCTGGTGATGTTGTCCAATTAGTTCCATCCCAAGTTTCAGTAGCAGTTGATTGAGGAGGTGTGCTTCCTCCAGCTCCTAGTGCAGCTGTTTGAGTTCCAAAACCTCCTAAAGCTTGTCTTGCAGTATTCATATCATTTACTTCAGACCAAGATGTTCCATCATATGTTTCAGTATTTGCTAATACACCAGGACTTCCAGGACCTGATGTTGGCATATAACCACCGAAACCAAGTCCAGCTGTTTGTGTTCCTGCTCCACCTGACTTAGATCTAACAGAGTTCATAGTTCCACCAGTCGTCCAAGAAGATCCACTATATTCTTCAGACGCATTTGTAGAAGCTCCAGGAGGTTCAATTTGTCCTCCAAAAACTAAAGCCGCGGTGCTACTTGCACCTAAACCAGTTATTTTTTTTCTTGCAGTACTAAGAGCTGGTAAAGAAGTCCAACTTGTACCATTATATGAACATGTTGCGGTTGTAGCACTGCCTGGATCTGTAGGTTGTCCTCCAGCTGAAAATGCAGATGTTTGAGTTCCATCTCCTGCATGATCAAAAATTGATGTAGGTAAAGCTCCACCAGTTGTCCAACCAGTTCCATTATATTCTTCCGTGTTAGCATACAAAGTTGGAGGATTCATTCCACCAAAAGACAAACCTGCTGTTTGTGTTCCAGCTCCTTGATTTCTTCCTCTAGCTTGACTTAGAGGTGAACTTGATGACCATGCTTCTAAATTTAAAATACTTTTAAAAGTACTACTTGTTGTATTATACCAAATCTGTCCTGCATCTGTTGTTGCAGACGGATCAGTTGATACTGACTTAACTGCTTTACCGTGTATTTCTCTATAAGTTGCCATAATTAACTCGTTGTAAAATCTTGTATATTACTTGCTGATGTCTCACCTGTAAATTCTTCTGTTGTTGCTAAGTTAGTTGCACCCCCAAATGATAAACCTGCAGATGTTGATCCAGTTCCCCCCATACCACGTTTTCCTGATGCTAAACTTGGTTGTGTTGACCATGCAGACCCATCATACTTACATGTTAATACTGAACCAGTTCCAGGAGTTGGCGCCGTACCACCAAAAGCTAGTGCTGATGTTTGACTACCTGCTCCAGCGAATTGAGCCATTGTAGTTAGATAATTTCCACCAGTAGTCCAAGATGAACCATTATATTCTTCTGTTGCGTTACTGTAAGAAGGAGATAATCCTCCTACGATTAAAGCGGCTGTTTGTGTTCCACATCCAGCGCAACGACCTCTAGCGGTTGAAACATCCCCTGATTCTGACCATGATGAACCATCATATTCTTCGGTCTCTGATTTAAATGCTAAAGAAGGCCCCACTCCTGCTGTATAAAAAACCCCTGACATATAAACTGCTGCAGTTTGAGTTCCAGCTCCACCTCCTGCATATCTTGCTGTTCCTATATTATTTTCTTCAGACCAAGCTGATCCATTAAATTCTTCTACTTCAGATTTAGTTCCAACGCCATTAACATATCCAGCGATACATAAAGCTGAAGTGGCTGTTCCAGCTCCACCTACTCCTGATCTAGCTAAAGCTAAATCAGCTTTTTCTGTCCAAGAAGTACCATCATATTCTTCTGTTAAAGCATACATAGTATTTCCAGGTGTAACATAACCAGCAAAACCTAAAGCTGCAGTGCTAGGTGCTTGATTTGCAGACCCTAACCAATATCTTCCTTGGTTTAAAGCTCCACCACTAGCCCATGCTGCTGCAGTTATTGTGTCTGTTGATGCATTAAATTCTTCTGTTAAATTTCTAATTGAAGATGGACCATATCCTCCAGCTACCATCCAAGTTGAAGATGTACCAGCATTTGCTGGAGCCACATCATATCTTGCGGTTGCTAATGTTGCGGGCGAAGTAGTCCACGAAGTTCCGTCCCATGTTTCTGTAGCATCTTTATCAGGAGATCTTCCACCTACAATTATTGCAGATGTTTGAGTTCCTGCTGCGCCTAATCCTCGTCTTGCTGTGTTTATATCTGGACCTTCTGACCAAGAAGTTCCATCATACTGTTCTGCTTTAGCTGAATCAGATCCTGTGTATCCTCCTGCTAATATGGTAGCAGTTTGAATTCCGGCTGATCCACCAGTAGATCTTGCAGTGTTTAAATTATCTCCTTCAGACCAAGAAGAACCATTATATTCTTCTGAAGTATTTGAATAAGGAGGTTCAATTAAACCACCAGCAACTAAGCCAGCAGTTGTAGTGCCTGATCCCATAACGTTTAGACCTGACCTTGCTGTATTCAAAGCAGGAATCCCTGTCCAACTTGATCCATCGTAAGTATATGCTTCAGCCGTGTTAGCTGTGTCATATCCACCAGCTGCAAATGCAGCTGTTTGAATGCCCGCTGATGCTAAAGATCTTGTAGCAGTTGGTAATGCTCCACCTGTAGCCCAACCTGATCCATTATATTCTTCAACGGCTGTACTACGAGTATCACTTGGTCCAACATTACCACCTATCATTAAACCGGCAGTTTGAGTTCCAGCTCCTCCTGAACCATATCGAGTAGTGTTTATTGGTGCACTTGATGACCATGCTTCTGAAAATTTAGGTCCTCTTAAAGTTCCAGTAGTTGAATTGTACCACATTTCTCCGTCAGTTCCTGACGAAGGATCAGATGATACTTTTTTAATTTTTTTTCCGACTATTTCTCTATAAGTTGACACTCCAACTCCTATTAATTACTCTTCAGTAACCAACCTTGAGTGTTATCCGTAAAGACTAAAGTATTTGCAGCTCTTTCTGTTGCAACAGTTAAATCTGCTGCTGATCCATTAATATTTTTACCATTTCTTGCAACGGTTAAATTATTGGTATCAAAAGTACCTGCATAATCAATAAACGAAATCTCATCTCCAATAGTTGGTGACGCTGGTAAAGTTAAAGTTATTGCTCCAGAAGTAGTATTCATAAAATATCCAGCTCCTGCTGCACCTGATACAGGAGAATCTCCTGTTACTTTTACAGCTTGCCAAGATGTTCCACCTGCTTCTAGTTCTTCCCAAGATAAAACTCCACCTGTTGTTGATTTTAAGACGTAACCATTTCCTCCTGCTACGGCTGCCGGCCACGTAACAGTATAATCTGTGGTCGTACCTGATGCTTTCATACCTATGTATTCTCCTCCAGAGCTATCCTGAAGTCTTAATTCTTTCTGTGAACCTATATTCAATCCTGTTGATGCGCTCCAAACTAAGTTTGCATCTCCACCAAAAGATCCAGAATCATTAAATTGAACTTGAGTATCTGATCCTCCTGGTAATCCACCAACAGTAATTTCTGCTATATCTGGGTTTGTACCATCATTAGCGGTTGCATAAATAATTTTCCAACCTTTATCAGTTGTTGCCCAAGTAACAGAATCACCTGAACCTGATGCATATTTAAGTTGAACTGTATAAGCTCCACTTGTGCTATTTTTAATAAAATAAAAGTTTTCTACATCAAGTGGAATAGTTACAATTTTATTTCCTGAAATTGTTTGAGCAGATTCTGCTCCTAAAATAATTGTTCTTGTAGCTAAAGTTGCTCCTGTTGAGCCATCTGATACTGATAAAGTAGTAGTATTTGCTCCAGCTCCACCAGCATTTAAAGTTTGAACAATATAGCCACCAGCTATTTGTTCTATAATATTTAAGTTTGTATTAGTCTTTGTTCCCCAAGTACCGGCGTTTTCACCAGTAGCCATTAATTCTACACCTAGAGGGGTATATGTTGATGCCATAATTTTCTCCTAAATCTTATCTAGATCTTAATATTTATTTTGTTTTATATATAATGTCAACTAATTAAGCCGACTTTTTACTCCAACTTCCGCCTTGTGAAGGTGTTCTTTTACTCCAACTACCACCTTGTGTAGCTGTTTTTTCACTCCAACTACCACCTTGACTAGGTACTATTTTTTCCCATGCAATTGGACCACCAATCTGGCCTAAAGTAATTGTTGCAGATTGTCCCGTTAATCCCATAACTTGATCTGCTGGTGTAATAGCACCTACTCCAGAAGTTGCTGCTACTCCAGTTATAGGATATTTAGATTCACATATAACACTACCTATACCAGTGCTTGCGGATACACCCGTTATTCCTGTTACAGTAGCAGGAGAAAGTTCTCCAACTGATGCAGTAGCTCCTAAACCTGTTAAAGTTACATCTTCATTTGGAACAACAACTGTACCTAAAGAAGAAGTTGCACTTACTCCAGATGGATTTACTACTACTCCTGATGCAACAAATGGTTCACCTATAGAGGAAGTAGCTGCTTGACCTGTTAATGGAACACCTACGTTTGGTATTACTACTGTTCCAGTTGAAGACGTAGCTCCTAAACCTGTTAATCCCATTACTTGATCTGCTGGTGTAATTGCACCTACAGAAGAAGTTGCGCCTTGACCTGTTAAGCCCATTACTTGATCTGCTGGTGTAATAGCACCTACAGAAGAAGTTGCGCCTTGACCTGTTAAAGATAGACTAACTGAAACATCAATAGTTGGTGTTCCTAAAGAAGAAGTTGCACCTAAACCTGTTAAAGAAAGTGAAACAGATGTAATAGCTGATAAAGAACCATTTGCAGAAGTTGCACTTACGCCAGTTGGAATAACTGTAATATTATTTGTACCACCCCAAACTTGAGATCCCCATGTATCACGACCCCAACCTGTATCGTAGTAATCAGAATCACCCCAATCAGCTTGGCCCCATGCAGTATGACCCCAACCTTGTAAAATATTTTCGTCAACATAGCCTCCGGTATTGTACATACCTTGGCCCCATCCCATACGTGAAGCATTCCACGTTGTTGGATTGACAATGGCCTGAAGACCCGTTACCGAAACTGTAACGTCAGCCATGTTTTACTCCTATGCTATTCTGACGATTGCTGTAGTAGCTGCTGCCGCAGGAAATTGAATTGTGAAAGTTCCACTAGTAGCTGTTTTATCTCCACCGAAATCTATCGCACAAACTGAAGCATCTGTTGAATGTGAATCATTATAAATTAAACATCCTCTTGCTGTAAAAGAAGCAGATGTCCAAGACACATCTGCAAAATCACATACAGCTGTAGATGAATCTAAAGTAGGTGTTACACTTGTTAAAGCTTTTCCACCTGCTGTGTATGCAGTTCCTGAAGTGTTAGTAATTTCTTCTGATGTAGAGTAAGCAGTTGTACCTGCTCCTAAAGTAGCATCACTATCATACAATGCTAATTTAAAAGTGTTTCCAGTTGAAGCTGTAAAATTATGTTCAGCTTCTAAAATTTCTTGTTTAAAGCTATTACAAATTGCCGATGTTATTGCCATACTTATCTCCCTTA